CCGGATAGACCTGCGGATGTCCAATCTTGATATCAATCTCAACGCGGCCATGAACGCCTTTGATGGCCTCCGTGGGGCAGTGGTAACTGTTTATGTCGTACCTTCGGGGAATCTTGCAGCAAACGCGGCAGAGATTACTGAGGTGTTCACGATAATAGAGACAAGTGCAGATAACCAGTGGATTACCTTCACCCTCGGGTATGCAGACCCACTGGGGCGAAGATTCCCGCGGGACAGATATGTGACGTCTGCATGTAGGCATGTTTTCGGAGGGGCATTTTGTCAGTATGCGGGGGCGCTCACCACCTGCGACCGCACCCTGCTGCAATGCGGGGATGGCGGAACCACACCTTCAACAGGACGCAACAACACCGCCCATTTTGGTGGAAGCCCAGGTATCGATGCGGGGGTGTACGTATAATGGCTGGAAGAGGATGGTTGCTTAATAGTCTTGAGGCACTGGCTACGGTTGGGATGTTTTTCACCAACCCGTACATAAAAGCGTTCAGCCTTGCCACGGGGATAATAATCTCCTCCATACCAATAAAACGCCCCAAGAAGATGGAGGAGTCGCAATCCTACGGTTGGGAGCATACTGCCAACGAGACCGCGGCGAGCGGTACGCCACTACCGGTTATTTACGGCAAGACCAAGGTCAAACCCGTGCTCAAGAACAGGTACATCACAATGGAGGGGGACAGGCAGTGGTTATACGCCCTGTATTCCTTCGCAGGACATGGGATCGATATAAGGTCCGTCGGCTTGTGGACAGAAGGCACAACCTACGCTGAGGGTGAGGAGGTGAGGAGTGCTGCCTGCCCGGGAAGAACCTTCATCAGCAAAAGAACACACGTGGCGGATACCCACTTCGAGTTTGTTCCCATTGGGGCTGATATACACGCCTGTCTCACCATAAGTCCCGGTATCGGCACCGCGTTCAAGCTTAATACCAAAGTGTGGAGACCTGGGCCGGGATTGGGAGCTATTACTGACATCAGAATCAACGGAGACCCCATAACCGATTATGACCCGTCTGTTATGGTGTACGAGACACGGCCCGGGACGCCGACACAGACCATGATACCAGGATTCGGCGTAACATACCAGAATCAGGTAAGCGGGGCAACGCTCACCCCCTATACGGGAGGGTATGATAATAGCCTTACCTACCTCGTAGGGGAAATCGTAGGGTATGGGGCACCATTACGTTACTATGAGTGTACAACCACCACCAGAGGAAACCTGCCCACAGACCCACTGTACTGGGACGATCTTGGACTAAGAACCCTTTCGTATACCACCGACCCCGCTGCCCTGTTCACCCAGACAACCTCAACCTTGCCGGCTGGGACAAAGCTGTCCATATCGGTTTATTTCCCGGATGGGCTTTACACTGCGCACACCACCTCGGATGGAACGCATATGGATGATGCGCAGGTTACCGTGAGGGCGTGGTATAAGCAGGCGGCACAGGGATGGTCTGATGCTACTGAGGCTGACTACTCCGGTACGAAGGAGAAAACCTACTACATCGTCAAAAACACCAACAAGTCATTCTACCACATGGTAGAGTGGGAAGTACCGGAGGGGGAATATGATGTGAGGGTGTTGTTGGTTGCGGAATACCCTTCTAATAGGGCGTATGATAAGCACATTGCCCAGACGGCGGTATTGACCAATTTCGCCTCCCTTGTGTATGAAGATTTCGCCTACCCGGGGGAACCACTCCTTGGCATCAAAGCACTGGCGACGGAGAAGTTGCAGGGGGATATTGAGGTGACCGGGGTGTGCCAGCGGAGCAAGGTATGGGTGTATACTGGAGCCGCGTGGGAGGAACTGGATGCCGACAACCACGCATGGGCTATCTACGATCTGCTGGTTCAGGGCGGGAGCACACACCCCAGTTACGCCCCCGCGGTCACCGATGATGCACTCCCCCCTTACGGCTGTGGCATACCCTACGCGCGGGTAGACTACGCCTCGTTCAAGGTGTGGGCGGATTTCATCGACACCCTCAACCCGGACTCAACCCCGGTCGGTTACCACCTCAATATTGTATTCGACGACTTCATGTCCATATGGGAAGCCATCATCATGATTGCCTTCGAGGGACGGGGGTCGGTGCTGCCCTATGGGGCAAAGTATTATGCGCTGGCGGATACTACCGGGTCGGCAGTCCATCTCATTTGTGAGGGGAATACGGTAGCAGGATCACTTACCCAAGCGTGGGGGGACAAGAGCAAGAAGGTGAACTCCATCGAGATCACCTATAAGGAAGCAGCGCGGGATTATGACGACGTTACCTTTATTGCCAGATCAGACGAGTGGGAAACTTCCGCCTCCCTGACAGACGCCACGAGTCAGATACTTTATGGCACAACTGATGGCACCCAAGCCTACCGAATAGCCAAATACCTGCTGAACTGTAATGAGAAGCTGGCTCGGATGGTAAGCCTTGAGATGGATGTGGAGGGATTGGCTGTTGCGGCCGGGGACGTGGTGAACCTGCAAAATAGCATGATGGGGATAGGTTACGGCGGGAGGATTGTGAGCTATGAGGAGAATCTGCTCAACAATCCCTCCTTCGACGAAGTCACCTTCCCAGGGACGACACCAGCAGACCAACATTGGGATACGTGGGGAGTCGGAGGAGAGACACGAGAACGCGTTACCACACCAAGATACTCAGGAGCAGGGGCATGGTCGCACAAATCCTCCGGGGTGACCAACTTCGGACTCCAACAGACTGTCTTGGATACCCTTCCCTTGACATTCTATACCATCTCGGCCTACTGCTACATTCCCGATCCGCCCGGGGGGAGCGATGATCTGAGACTGCAATCACACACGAATCAGGCCGGGACCGCCTACGTGACCACCCGCGCGAATCTCGCCATAATCGGGTCTTGGCAGCGGGTTACCCTTACCCTGACCACAGCAGCAGATCAGGATCACATCACCCTCTGGGTAGGCGGGATAGGGGAATGCTTCTGGGACGCCATAATGGTGGAGAAGGCGGCAGCGGCAACCAGTTGGAACTATGGGTCGAGAATTAACATTGACCGCACCCTGACTCTCGCCCCGGCCACCACCTACGGCATGACCATCCGGAATACCGCGGGGGTGATTGAGGCGCATACCGACACCATCGACACCGGAGCGCTGAGCAGCATAAGGTTCAACACCCGCTGGGCAAACTCACCAGAGGCATATTCCCCTTACGCTTTCGGTGTTTCCACCACCTACCTGAAACAGTTCCGGGTGGTGGAGGTGAGTAGGAGTGGGGATATGCGGAAGAGGTTGACCCTGCTGGAGTATGATGCGACTGTGTATGACATCGACACCGTGGCAAAAGCAGACCTCACTGATTTTGGCGCCGACCCGGACAGACCCGCGTATAAAGCACCCCCAGATGTGTTCAACAGGGCGAAGAGGCTGGCAGCCAGGGAGTTCACGTCCAAAAGGACAACGGGGCAGTATCAGAGCAATATCATAGTGGTATGGGACCCGGATACCGAGGGAGCGTGGGGGCAGTGGGAGGTGCTGTTCCGGGATGTAACAGCAGGCGACCCGAATTGGGCAGGGGTATGGGCAGCTGGGACATATAAGGCGTGGGACAAGGTCACCAAGGATGGCAAGGCATATATCAGCCTCGTGGACGACAACACAGGAGTACCATTCTCAATATAAAGGAGGGTAAGATGGAAATCAGGTTCATGCTGCGGAAACTGCTCTGGCACACGCGTAGGGTATTACACCTCGGGGCGGGGTTCGTCCTCGTGACGTGGAAGCGGATCACTGGCGGGGCTGTTGGGCTGCAATCGATACTGTCCGCGAGGAAGTGGTCTCCGGAGCGGGGATGGGAAGACCTCGGGGTGCTGGGGACGAGATGCGTAACAGATACCTTCGTCGCATTGCTTGCCGACTGCCTCCAGGGGAATGCATCAGGGCTTGGTGTACTGGGGCTGTTCAAGTACCATGATTGCGGCACCGGGACAAATGCGGAGAACCAAACTGATACCACCCTCCAGATACCGAGCGGGATTGCAAGGGCCACCGGGACACAGATCGAGGGTAGCGGGGCGTACATTTACAAGAGCGTGGCCACCATCACCTCCACCATATCAGCCACCACCGCGATAACGGAGCACGGGATATTCAACGCCAGCTCCGGGGGGCAGTTGTTGGACAGGACAATGTTTGCGGCCATTAATCTCGACATCGGGAACAAAATCGAGTTCACGTATGAATTGACCATTGTGGCGGGAGGGTGATATGGCTGATCTTGTTGGTGGTGTGCTTGGCAGGATAGGCGGGTTCACTGGGGATGGTGGGACGGATGTTGGGGATAGTGTGAAGGCGGAACTTGACCTGATAAAGGCCAAGACGGATACAATAAGTGGTGGGAGCCCTGTTGCTACAGCCTCGGCAACTACGACTGGGGTGATTGTGCAGGAGTATGCCGGTGCAGGAAATCCTGACCTGGTAGATATTGCTATTGATGAGGTAAGTAATAATACGTTGAGTGCTTGGGTTACGGTTGACAGTACAATGAGCGCAGATAGTTGGATAGCTGGAATATCTGTTTGTCTATCTTCTGGCTGTGCAGTAGCAAATGGGTATAAAATTCAGATAGGTACGGGAGCTCCAGCGTCTGAGGCAGTAAAAATAACATTTTCTTTTTATGACGTCTGGATTAGTAGTGTTGGTGTTAGACCTACGTACTTTTTTACTCTCCCCATTCCTATAAAGGTTGCTTCTGGAGTGCGGATAGCTGCACGGGCATCAAAGTCTGCAAGTGGTTCAGGAGCCGTAGTTATAAAAGTAGGTGTCTGCTCATATCAATCCCTTGAAACCTCATGAGGTGAATAATGGCAAGCCATGCAATAGTACTGACTGCGGGTGAGGAATCCATCTATCAGGTATACCTCGCCAAGACAGGAACCACCGACGCTGCTGTGTTGGCTGGGCTGAAGAGTGTTCTGACGAATCAGGTAGTGCAGACCATCAACGAGGCAGGGCACGCGAAGTTCAATGCACTGAGTGTAGCAGATAAAATTACTTTCATCGAGTAGAGGTAGACGATGGCAATGACCTGTGCGACGCGTCGAACGGTGCTTCAGCAAATTCAGAAGCTCGTTGGAGCGATGATTGAGGTGAAGACAAAGCTTGCTACGATGAGCGCCGCCGATGCGCTGGCGATGTTGCAGTAACCCTCGAACCCCGGAATGGCCGGAGAAACCGGAGGAATCATGATACTTGTTATTCGCCAGAAGAAGAACGCCGCACTCACCCTGACCTTTCCCCTGACCGACTCCGATGGGCAGCCCATCACGGGTGCTGCTGGATTGGACAGTGAGCGGTCGCAGGATGGGGGCGGGTTCTCGGATTGCACCAACGAGGCAGCGGAGATCGGCACAACCGGGTTCTACTCGCTGGCACTCACTGCGGCTGAGCTGAACTACGGGGTGGTTGTACTCAACATCAAGTCCTCCACAGCAGGTATCATGCCAGCCCATGTCCTCATCACCACCTACACCGAGCCGCTGGATGATGCCAATACCGAGCTCGCTGCCGTGCCAGCCAGCACCGCCGGATTGCGCGCCATGATTCAACACCTGTTCGAGAATGTGCGGCACAAGAAGACCATGAACAAGGATACCGGAGTGGAAACCCTGTTCAAGGATGATGGAGCCGCCACCCTCGGCACCGCCACTCACAGCACGGACGGGACAACTGTAACGCGCGGGGAGATGTCCTGATAATGGCCTTCACCGATCCGGAAGCCTATGTTTTCCTTGATATGCTGCCCGAGGCACACCCAGCCTTCACCAACACCGATGCCCACGTGCTGGAAGGGGTCTGGCCATCCCTGCTCCTGAGCAAGGTGGTAGGCGGCTCCCTTACCTTCAACGGCGCCCTCGGGA